ATGTTACCGTTGTAAGATGTTTGTTTCCAATTACCACCAAGTAAGTTAGTGCAGAACGCAATACCAATTGCTTCGTTCTCTACACCATCTTGGTCTGCTGTGTCTTGGTTAGCAACTACAATGACTTGTGTTACTATGTTTTCTTCGTTAAGTTGTGCGAAATGTGCCATGTTTTTCCTTTGTTAAAATGCGTTACTATTGCGGAATGGATTAGATGCAAAGGCTGCAAATATGTATGTTCCTCCATTAGCGTTTGCTAATGTTCCAGAGTCTCTTTGTTTAAAACCATTAGATAATACATCAATTATTTGAGTAGTATCTTGTGCATTACTTAAATTTGGAAATAAAGAAAAGTTATTGCTTGATGCTATACCATTTCCATTAGCTAAAGGAGTCCATATAACCCAATTTTCTATCGCATCTGTTCGTTTAATCATAACAAATTTAGGTTGAAAACCTGTATATATAAAACTTCCATTAGCATTACCATTACCTGTGTAAGAACCAAATTTACTAAACCCTGCTATTTCTGCCCAGCAATAAGCTACATAAGTTATGCCATTTTGATTGGCATTGTTAATAGTTGATGAACCGTTATTAAATCCAAATACTGTGCTTGTATAGTTTTGTTGAAAACCTAAAGAACCATTTGTTCCACTAGAACTATTTACAGCATTTGTAGAATTTAATTGTAAAATTCCTGTAGCTGCACCTTTGTGACCAACCCACCAATCATTAGTATAAGACCGACCTTTACTAATAACCATTGCAGGAGTAACACCCAAACCATGACCTACAGTTGCAGAACCAACACCATTACCAGTCCATGTCACAATACTAAACCCAGCAGTTGTATTTACAGATACAGTAGATGTAATAGAGCCTTGTGTGTTAGACGATGTTGAACCTTGACCTGCTTGCCAACTCCAACCTACAAAGTTATCATTAGCTTTGTTAGCCATATTTTCTGTGCCAACAGTATAGCCATTAGAATTAAATGCTGTTAATGTGCTAATAACACTAGACTCTGCATTAGTTAAATTGGAATAAAGAGTTCTTCCTGTACCTCTAACTGTGTCATATAAACCATTATCTTGACCAGCAGTTGTTCTATCTTTAATCCATACAAAGTCAGGTTTAAACCCAGTTGCTGTAACAACATTTTGACTTACTCCATTGCCTACATATAACGTTGCATCCATATACTTATTACCCTGTAATATAGTAGGGGTAGGTAGGTTATATGTGTTTAGTGCTACAAAGCCACTTGGTGGAGTATATGTAAATGGTCTTTGTCCAAAGTTTATATAGTTAGTATTTGAATATGTTTGAACATAAGGAAATAGCCCTAAAGATGCTGAAACAGCCATAGATGAGTTTGTTCCACCAGCAGGGTTTCCTGTTCCTGAACCACTACTATTGTAATAAGTATTTGCTATTGCCAAATATAATTGACCATTGTCTGCATCATAAGCAATACCGCAAACAGTTCCAGCAGAAATAGCACTTCCAAATGATGTTCCAGAAGAACCATTTGTAATATATAAGAGTGCTGGACTTCCTTGTGCATAAATACAATAAGTGCCAGTAGTGTTATATGCGTAGGTATTTAGACTTGAAGATGCAGTAGCCAAACCAAAAGCAGTAATAACAGAATTGCTAGTAGTAGAGCCAATAGTTACTTCCCAATACCATTTACCACTAGTAGGAATTTGAAATGTTCCTCTTATGCCATTATGTGTTGCACCAATAGTTTGAGTTAAATTAGCATCTTGCAAAGTAATGCTAGTGCCTTTATCTAAAGGACTCATTACAGCATAATTAGCCACAGTCGCACTTGTATTAGTAGGAACATCTAGCATAGCATCATAGGTTGTGCCTGCTGTTAAGCTAATGTTGTTAGTTGTCCAATTATTACCGTTAGGTGAACTATCGTAGCCTAGTGTTGTGGTAGATGTTGTATTACCAAATGTTAGGTAGAAACCATTAGTGCCATACATACCTGTGTATTTAATTGGTTTCCATACACCGTTAGCGTCATTGTTACCAAAGTAATATGGTTCTAGTGCTTGACCGTCAATGAAGTTAATGTCAGTCATGTAACCATCAAATGGTAAAGTTGAACCATCTCTAGCACCAAAATTGTGTTGCAATGATCCTGTATTCCAATTTGGTGTAGCATTTTGTGCTGGATAAGTTTCTGTGCTAAAAGCAGTAACTTGTGATCCATTAATATAAAATTTTACACGATTTGCAGCAGTAGCTTGAGATGTGTCTATTGCAAGAACTATATGATACCAAGCAGAAGAGTCACGAAATACTTGTGAAGTATGAAGGTTTACATTTGGAGTTGTGCTATTAGGGAAATTTTGAATAAATATTTTATTTGTGGAGTCATCAAAATACATTTGAAACAAGTTTGTAGAATAAGATCCACATGAAATAATTGCTCCAGCTTCACTTAATTTTCCACGCTTAACCCAACCACTCCATGTCCATGTAGTTCTATTGCCTGCTAACGTAGGTGTTCTTGATAGATAAGCATTAACACTACTTCTAAACCTTAATGAGTTTGTTAGGTTATTAGTAAGTGGTGTTAAAGCACCTGTAGCTGTAAATGTATGGATAGTATTACCACCTGATGATGTAACTAGACCACCGTTAAATACTTGTGAGCCAGCGTATGAGATAATAACAATACCTGAACCGCCTGAACTTCCTAAACCTGCAGCATTAGAGCCACCACCGCCACCACCGCCACCACCTGTATTTGTAGTTCCAGCAGTTGATGTATTTGGTGAGCCAATAGCACTACCATTACCGCCACCGCCTGTACCACCTAATGAATTTGTGCCTGAATAACCTCCACCACCGCCACCACCTGCGTAGTATGTAGATGTTCCTGAAATGCTAGATGCTAAACCTATACCACCTGCACCACCTGTATTTGAAGCTGATGAGTTTGAACCTGCTGCTCCTGCACCACCTCCACCACCGCCAGCTTGTGAACCTCCACCTGATATACCACCAGCGTTACCCTGTCCACTTGTACCTGAACCTGCAGTTCCTCCAGAGTTAGTTCCGCCACCACCAGAACCACCAGTAAGACCATTTCTGCTTGATATAGAACCACCGCCACCACCACCAGTTGATGTTACGGTAGTTAATCCCGTTCCTGCTAAAGATGAGTTTGAACCACTTGTTCCTGTAACACTTGATGTTGCAGCTACAGCTCCACCTGCACCTACTGTTACAATATAAGTAGCACCTGAATATAAAGTTGTAGATGAAGTTTGATAGCCACCAGCACCACCACCTGCACCACAGTCAGTACCTCCACCACCGCCACCAGCTACGACTAAATAACTAGCTGTTACAGGTGTAAGAGGGCTTAATGTGCCTGAAGATGTGAATGTGTGTATTTGGTTACCACCTGAAGTAGTAAGAGTACCACCTACGAATTTAGGTGTAGCAGATGCGTAAGATATGATGACTATGCCTGAACCGCCTGAACCACCTGTATAAGATGGACCAGTACCTCCACCACCGCCACCAGTATTAGCTGTACCTGATACAGCATTTCCTGTATTACTATTACCTGCACCACCACCGCCTGTGCCTCCTGTTGTAGAAGTTCCTCCAGTAGCATAATATCCACCGCCACCACCACCTGCATAGGTTACACTTGAACCTGAAATAGATGAAGATAAACCATTACCACCATTACCTGCTTGTGTAGTTGATGTAGCATTTCCACCTGCTGCACCTGCACCACCACCGCCACCTGCTGGAAATGGTGATGAAGTAAATCCACCATTACTACCACCATTATTACCTTGACCTGATGTTCCACTTCCTCCACCAACAGAACTGCCTGATGAACCTGCACCACCACCAGAACCACCAGAGCCACCATTAACTCCACCGCCACCAAAACCACCACCTACAGATGTAACTGTAGATAAACCAGTACCTGATATAGATGAGTTAGAGCCTGCTATGCCTGAAGTTCCACCTCCAACACATACAACACCAGCTCCACCAGCACCTACTGCAATAGAATATGTATTGAGTGTAGATAATGAAAATGTAGATGTTTGATAACCACCAGCACCACCACCGCCACCGCCAGAGCCACCTCCACCAGCAACAACAAGATAAGATGCTGCTACTTTATTTTTATCTGCGGCAGATAGAATACCATAAGCTCTTGCGGCTTGTACGGCTAGTCTTGACAATAATGACATTGTTAATTCCTACTTAAATTGAGTTTGAGCTGCGAATACAGAGAATGTTGCTGAACCTGTTTTAATAATTGTGTATGAGTAAGCATCTACACCTGAAGCATTACCACTTGACCATGCTGTACCACCTTGATATTTAGGTGTAACAGATGAACCGTCAACTGTAACTGCGTTGTTATAGTATGCTGTAGCACCTTGTGATACTAGGAATACGACTGTGATAGCCTCACCTGTTGACATTGCTGTATCTAAAGATGTGCCTGATGAACCTCTAAAGTTTACAGTCCAGTTCGCACTTGCATTAGTTGTATAGTATAACACAGACTGTGTAGTTACATCATAGTTAATAGTGCCTGTAGCTGCTGTTGCTGATACAGTTACACCTTCTAAAGCGTTTGTAAATTTAGATGAAATAACACTAGATGTACCTGTAAAAATTTGTTTAGGCGTAAATGTGTTTGTAGATGTATAGCTTGGAATATCTGTACCTATAGCAAGACCTAAAGCTGACCTAGCTGAAGCAGCAGTAGTAGAACCTGTACCACCTGCACCGATAGGGATAGTATCGCCTGACTCTGCTGACTGCAAGTCACGAATTTGAGCCATTAGCGTTCTAATAGCATTGTTAATATTAGAAGGTGCGCAACCCTCATCAATATTAATACCTGCAATGTCTGTGTTTAAATTTGCGCCAGCACTTGTGGATGCGTACTGACTTATCTTATCTTTTGCCATAATTGTTCCTTAAATTTGTTGATACCACGTATTACTACTTGAACTTGTTGCTGTCCATGTGTCTGAACTTGGAGATATATCAGTCCATGAACTTGCACCTGCTGTTATTTCTGTCCAAGTATCACTACTTGGTGTTACATCTGTCCATGACTCTGAGCCAGGTGTAATAGGACTCCAGTTTTTACCTTGTATAATGCCATTAGCAGTTATTGTTGCATTGCCTGTAACACTACCTACGCCATATAAAATAGCGTTAGGTGAACAAGTAAGAAGTGCTGTTCCTAATATACTTGCATTACCTGAATACTCTACACCACCTAAAGCTGATACTGTGGCATTACCTGTAATATCTGCTGTAGATGTTCTAATTCTTAAACCATCTGCTGTGACAGTTGCGCTACCTGTAATAGATGCGTCACCTGATAATACTCTTATACCATCTGCTGTGACTGTAGCATTTCCTGTAATACTACCTGAGCTTTGGTATATAGCATTACCTATGCCTGTTAATAAAGCATATCCGGTAATAGCACCGCTAGATGATACAACTTTAGCACCGTTAGCTGTGACTGTAGCCTCACCTAATATACTTGCAGAGTCAAATGTTATTCTAGTAACATTAGCTTCTAAGTCTGCATTACCTGTAATACTTGCGTTACCTGTAAGTATTTTAGAAGCGTCAGCAGTAACAGTAGCATTACCTGTGATAGAAGCATTATCTGTTCTAATTCTTACAGCACTTGTAGATACTGTAGCATCACCTGATATTGCACCGGTAGCTAAGTTAAAACAAGCACCACTTACCCATATTGGGTCATCTAGTGAGAATGGTAAGTTATCTAAACTACCGAAATAGTCTAATTGGTCTAATGTCCATGGACCACATATTGTAGTGCCATTGTTATAAAACGTGTTATCTAAACTATATGGTACATTTTCCAAGCTACCATAAACGTCTAGCTCTTCTAGCGTCATTGGTACTGGCATAATTTACCTTAAGCTAATGTTACAGATAAGTTGCCTGTAGCAATTTTAAATATGTCACCTGAGTCAATATCTTTAGATGTATCTAATGCTGTATGGTAAAGTAAGTTACCAGATGTAGAAGCATCATTAATACCTATCCAACCAATAATTCCCCATGAAGCTGTAGCTTGTGGAAATTCTACTGCTGCACTATTTGTTGACACGCCACCTGATGGTGCGCCAAATGTGACTGCTGTTCTAGCATAAGAACCACCAGATACCTCTGTTCCACTACCTGCGTCTGTAGGGTCTGAAGTCCATAGTGATACATAAACTGTTGCTGGTGATGTATATGTTGTGTTTCTTAGAGTTGCATTGATAATTGCATTTTCTAAGTAATTACTAATTTCTGCCATTTTGTTTTCCTTATCGTGGTGTTACGCTTAGTGAAGTGTATGGGTATGTTTGACCCAAGTCGCTTGTTTTAATATTAGCAATTGCTCTGTCATATAAAGCTGACCATGTTTGAATACGACCATCATTCATCAAATATGGCTCTGCCTCTGCTAGAGTTGCGTATAATAAAGCGTCTGGGTAATTAGCTAGAAATAAATTACTAGCAGTTGTTGTTGATATAAATGTAGGTTGAGCATAATACAATATTTGAACTGTCATTGTAGAGTCAAATATAGGTGCGAACTGAAACTCTGAACCTAGCATTGTAAAATAGTATGGCATACCTGATAATGTGGTTTGACCATTCTTAAAGAATAAGTCTGGTGACTGATATTCTAGTCTAATAACAGGGTTACCTTGTACATGTATTTCTCTAACTTCTAGCATGTCACTTGGTAGTGCTACAGTTCCATCACCAGCAGTAGAACTTGCAGTAGATACCTTTAACATCTTTTCAGTTCTTAAGTCACGTGACATTCTTGTTTGTGCTAATTGAATGAAGTCAGGTATTTGTGAACTTAAGTCTGTTCTTGCTAAATAGTTTTCTACTACTGTAACAAAACTAGTATAGTTGGTAAAAGCCATAGTTATCCTTTTTTAACAAAGAAGATACAACCGTTAGTCATACCTACTTGTTTAATTATTTTAAACCTTAATTTTATTTTATCTTCCCACCATGATAGTGGTTCTTGAATTAGATGTGCATTACGTCCATCTGGTAGAATTTTAGACGCTGGACCTGTATGTATTGTAAATAGTCCAAATTTCATAGTCACTCTTTGTAAGTCATTTAGAACATTATCCAATAATTCAGGTTCTATATGCTCTAAAACGTCAATACAAGCCACGAACTCTGTTGGTTCAGGGATAGATGACCATAATTCATTACTTGGCTCATAAGGAGTGTATTTTACATCTACTGTAATAGCATCTTTTAGTCTACATTTACCTGCACCGTAGTCTAATAAATATCTTATTTTGTTTTCTTTAATAATTAAGTCAACAAGTGGTGCGTATGTAACGCTTGCTATACCATAATTTGCATCTTCATGCAGTTTAGACTGCATTTCTCTATATGAGTCAGATATTAATTTGCTCAATGACTTCTTTCCATGTTCTATCGTCTTGATATATTAGTCTCATGTGGCGATACCATGGCATACTAGGTTGAGCATAGCGCCATTGATGCCATTTTGGTACTAAACACCATGTTTTAACACCCATAGCAGCACTACAATGCAATGCTGTAGTATTTACACCTAAAACCATGTCACATGCAGCTATAATTGCTGCTGTATCATCATAGTCTTTTGCGTCTGTCGCAAATTCAAAGTACTTTACGCCATCAATTTTGCGTTCTACGCTATAGTCTAAGCTTACTAATTGTATATCTTTACGCTTTAATAGTGGCTGTAAGTCTTCTTCTGTAAGTTCACGGCCTTTAGAGTTAGTTCTAAATGTACCGCCTTTAGTTGTGATGCCAATTACTGTTTTATTCCATGACTTAAACATGTGCTTCCACATGTCTACCTTCTCACTATCAGGTACTAGAAAAGGAGTCCCAGGAAAAGACTTGCTGTTTGGTCTGAAAAACTGAGGTAGTCCACCAATTGCACATCTTGCATCAAAAGTAATTCCATTTAACCACTCCACATTGTCTTGTTTGCGAGTGCCATGCACTTCTGCTTTATGAAAGCTGCGTCTAAATAATGTTTCTAACCTTTCATCACAGTCTATATAAACTTTTTTACTAATGTCTATAGCGTCAGGTATACATGATGCGTAAAATATCTCATCACCTAGGCCTTGTTCACCATAGATAACAATAGTTTTATCTTTAGATCCATCCCATCTTGGCTCATCACCATAAACTAATTCTTTTCTGAACTTACCGCCTAGTGACTTATCCCATTCTTTCCAGCCTTCTACCCATTGGCCTTTAGCTAAATAACTATGAGCTAAATTTAATTGTGCGTGTAATTCATTTGGGTCACATTCTAAAGCCATCTTAGCTGACTTTTCTGCATCATCCCAACGTGACATTTGGACCAATGATGCTGAAGCATTAGAGTATGCCATAGCATAGTTAGGGTCTAATTCTGCTGACTTTAAAAAGTATTTAATAGCATCATCAAAGTTATCCATTTCGTGACATGCACGACCTAGAGAAGTCCATAATGCTTTGTTACCTGGCTGTTCTTGTAATGCTCTACGGAAGTACTGGTATGCAAATGCAGGTTTATCACCCATTAACCAAATGTATCCAGCAAAGTTTAATGTCGCTGCATCATTAGGATACATCATTAACATTTCGTTTATAAGTGGCATTGCTAAGTCATACTTTTCCTTAGTGATAAGGTCATGTATGGCTAATTGTACGTTTCTTAATTCGTCTTTATCCACATTTAACACCTGATAATTCTCTCATCTCTTTTAATACTTCAGATAACTTTTGAGTCATTAATACTCTGCAAGATGAAATGTATATAGGATGAAATTCTTTATCACCATCTGACACTTCAGTATAGTCTAAATAGTCTTCAAAAAAAGACTTAACTAATTCTTTTAGTCTTGCTTCTTTATCCACGTTTTGTAGTCAATTTCAAGTATGGATAGTTTTCGTTTATTTCTTTTATAAGTTCTTTAGTTTGGTTAGGGTTATATATATCTATACCCTTTTGCTTTAACTGCATTTCCACTACTGGAGGAATGCTAGCAAAATGCGCCCATTCTTGTTTAACGCCTTTGTCCCAAATGTCTGGGTTATCTCTTGCTTCTTTAATTTTGTCTAACATGCCACTCAAGTCTTGAGTAGAAGTTAGGTAGTATGTATCTTTAGCTGGGTCATAGTCAAAATATTGACTTACACCTGTTACGCTATTGTGATCAAATAATATTGGCATAATAAATACAAAGAGGGAGAATTAACTCCCTCCATTGTATCATAACTAGTTACTAAGCACCAACGTTTTGTACTTTAGCATGTGCATCTGGGTTTTGAACCACTAATGCGTACTCTGCTGTGAGTAACCATTTTGTTGAATCACCAGTCTTAGCAAGTTCTTCTTTGCTTAATGGACGTAGTGAAGCTAAACCAACATAACCAGGATCAATACAGAGAACTGCTGCATCTCTCATGAAACGGTCAAGTTTAACTGTGTGGTTACCGAAGTCAGAAACGTAAACGTCTGCTGCGCCAGTAATTGTAGCTTGTGCCTTAACTTGTACGTCTACAAACTTAGTAGCAATACCTGCAAAGCCTGAGAAACGTGCTTTGTTAGTTGCTGACATAAGAATTGTTGATGGCTCGCCACCGTCTGTCCAAGCTAATTGTAAAGCTGACTTCAAGTCTGCTTCAATGAATGTTACTGCAGTACCATCTGTAGGAGCTGCAACTGTTCCATTTGAGAAGCCAGGTGTTGTACCTGCTGTAGAACCTGTTGCTAATACTCGGTTAGTGATCCAAGACTCAATACCTGCTGATGTACGAGCTGTTGCTGCGCCACCTGCTGAAGAAGCTTGGTTACGTACTAAAGCATATTCCATATCACGTTTCATTTCTTTACCAGCTTTCATGAGTTGGTAAGCAACTTCAGACTTACGGCCGTATTTACGTACTACGTCGTATGTGTTAGAAATTTGAACTGTTTTGCGTGAAATTTGAGTGTAGTTACCTAATACTGTTGTAGCAGGTAATGTTGCGAATGAAGCGTCATCACCTTCAACGTTTGCATTAGTTGCTGCTGCAGCTAGTGCGTCTGTTTGCCATTGGTGATAGGTCTGGCCGGCGGTCATGCGCTTTGCCATTGATAATAATGGTGTATCTTCTGGAGAAATATCAAAGATAATATCTTCGAATGACTCCGCTATACCTTTACCGGTGTAGCTATTGGTTGCTGATGTTGCCATGATATTTTTTTCCTTTGTAAATTAGATCATTTGTTCGATAAGTTTTTGTGCTGCGTCTGACTTACCTGTCTTACGTAATTGCTCACGTAAGTTACGTACGTTAGACGTAGCTTCCGCTTTTGTATCTTTAG